TTGTTGCAGTAAACAAGAGTGAAAATGTTGTATCAGAGTTCCCACATAACGGTAAAGAAAGGGACATGCATCCAGTCTCACCTATCACAGGAACCTTGCTATTGTTCCCTAGCGGTCTGCTACATATGGTAGAACCCAATATGACCGATAAAGACCGTTACAGTGTAGCGTTCAATACAGAAACATATCGATATAGTTCAGACCCCCATGCAACCTTCATGCCATGTGATAATGATTGGAATAAGTTTAGTCTTGATGACCCTAAAGTAAAGGGTTAAATTACATAAATAATCGTATGGAAATTACGATATCACCCTACATAATTTGGAACCTATTAATGACGGTAATCATTCTCCCACTTGGGTTTCTGATTCGTAATGTATTATCTGAGCAAAAAAGACTCGACATACTCGTAAATAAAACAAGAGAAGAAATCGCAAGAGATTACGCAACGAGAGAACAAATCGAGGCTGATTTTGAGAGAGTATTATCTTCTATTCAGAAGATAGACGAGAAACTAGATAGACTTCAGCACAAAACTTACTTCCAAGAATAGAAAAGGTATAAATAGTAGTAACACATATGGAATACTACTATTATGGCAAAACCGAACAGTAAAGCAACACTAAAAGATTATATTAAACGAAAACTTGGAGCTCCTGTTCTAGATATCAATGTGGATGATGACCAGTTTGACGATAGAATAGACGAAGCATTACAGTATTTCCAAGAGTACCATTACGATGGTTCTATCAGAGTTTATCTCAAGCATCAAGTAACCGATGCCAAAAAGACTGCAATGAAAGCCAACGAGACCTTTACAGAGAGTGCAGCTGGTACTCATGCATATGATAACGAACAAGTATTACAACAACAAAACTACATTGTATTACCTGAGTTTGTTCTTGCAGTAAATAGAATTTTCCCTTTCAATGACAAAAGCAATCTAAACATGTTTGATGTAAGATATCAACTTAGATTGAATGACATATATGATCTAACATCTACAAGTATTCTGTACTATGAAATGGTACAACAACATATCAGTATGATGGACAACATACTCGTTGGTCAGGTTCCTATCAGATATAAACAACACATGAATAGATTGTATATTGATATGGATATGACAGCAGTAAATGCTAATGAGTATCTAATTATTGAGTGTCATAGAAAAATTGACCCAAATGATTTCACAGATATCTATAATGATATGTGGTTGAAAAGATATTCAACTGCATTAGTGAAATATCAATGGGCTGAAAATCTATCAAAGTTTGAAGGGATTGCGTTGCCTGGCGGGGTAACACTAAACGCTTCAGAAATGAAAGCACAAGCACAAGAGGAAATAACTAAGTTAGAAGAAGAGTCTAGACTGAACTATGAACTACCAGTCATGGACTTAATGGGGTAAGTGAATGCCTACAAATGTTTATTTTAATCATTCTGTAAAAACAGAACAGCACCTCTATGAGGATTTGGTAGTAGAGTCGTTAAGATTCTATGGACATGATGTCCTATATCTACCAAGAACCATAGTCGAGCAAGACGGTATACTAAATGACGATGTTCAATCGACATTCGGTGACGCCTATTCTGTTGAGATGTATCTTGAAAATGTAGAGGGATTTGAAGGAGAGGGAGACCTTGTATCTAAGTTCGGTGTACAAATCCAAGAAGAAGCAACCTTTATCATATCTTTAAGAACATGGGAAAGATTCATTTCTCTAGATTCAAATCTTGCAACATCACTCAGACCTAACGAAGGAGATTTAATTTACTTCCCTCTTACAGGTTCATTGTTTGAAATAAATTTTGTAGAAGACCAAGACCCTTTCTTCCAGTTAGGAAAAATGTTTGTATTCAAGATGAGATGTTCACTCTTCTCATACGGTGGAGAGGATTTCGATACTGGTACAGCTGCAGACTTGGTAGAAGCAGATTCAGCTTACACAATAGAACTAACTATGAACACTGGTTCAGGAAACTTTATACATGGAGAGAACTTGACTACAGTTATAGATAGTACAACAGTAACAGTTGGAGAGGTGGTTCTATGGCAACCTACTTCAAGAAAACTTACAATTAAGGATAACACTAGAACACTACAAGTCGGTGATACACTAACAGGTGCAACATCAACCACTGCAAGAACTATCGGTGCAATTACAGATGTCATGACATTTGGTACAGACCATTCAGCACAGAATATAGAATTTGAATCTCAAGATTCTAATTACCTAGACTTTAGTGAAGTTAATCCGTTTGGTGAACCATAATGTTCGGAACATATTTTTATAACGAAACAATCAAAAGGTCGATTTCTATTTTCGGTACTTTGTTTAATAACATTGATATCAAGAAAACGAAAGCTGACGGAACTGTACTCACATCACAGAAAGTACCCATATCCTATGGCCCTAAACAAAAGTTTCTATTAAGACTTACTGAGGATGCAAAACAAAGAGATGGTGCAGTAACATCTATCTCTCTACCTCGTATGGCTTTTGAAATGACAGGATTAGAGTATGATCCGTCAAGACAACAAAACAAAATCATTAGAACACAAAAGACACAATTAGAAACAACTGATGTTGGTAAAAGAGGATTCCAATATCAACCAGCACCTTACAATATAAACTTTACTCTATCCATACTTGCAAAGAACGCTATCGATGCACTACAAATTGTAGAACAAATACTACCATACTTCCAACCTGAGTATACAGTTGCAATGAAAATTGTAGATACTATGAGTGAAGTCAGGGATGTACCAGTCATATTAAACTCAGTTGCAATGGAAGATATGTATGAAGGTTCATTCGAAGAAAGAAGAGTTATAGAATATACATTAGAGTTCACTATGAAGTTGTATATGTTCGGCCCAGTATATACTGGTGAAGTTATTAAGAATGTTATCGAAAGAGAATACATCAGTGATAATGTTCAAGCTGGATTTACATCGTCTCAAATTAATAGTGCTGGACTCGTTAAAGAAGTTAAACACTATGAACCAGCATTCGCTGCTGTTGCAAATCAAGTGACTAACTCAAATACAGTGACATTTGCTACGGCAATAAATAGTAAGATAAGTACAGGAGATGAAGTTTTCGGTACAAATTTAACCACTAATCCTACAGTGAGTAGTATTGCAAGTGATAAATTATCGATTGTATTAAGCAATCAGGTGAATTTCAATGCAGATACAACACTGAAATTTGTAGGTTCTGTTGACCCAAGTGATACATTTGTGGTTGCAGAGACGGTGACTTTTTATGATGAAGGTGGAGGTAATACATATTCGGAAGACCTCGCTGGTGATGCATAGTTATGACAAAAGAAATAGACGACAAATTAGATAATCTTCTTGATATCAATTCTGATATTAAAACAGAGACCAAGTTGGTCAAAGTTCCCACTAGAGAGAAGAACATTGAAACGGACTACAAATATGCCCGTGAGAACCTCTATGACCTCGTAGAACGAGGACAAGATGCAATCGACGGCATACTAGAACTATCCAAAGAAACAGAACACCCGCGTGCATACGAGGTTGCTGGTCAATTAATCAAAACAGTATCCGAGACTGCAGAAAAGTTAATCGATATACAGAAGAAATTAAAAGACCTAGAAAAGGAAGATAGTTCAGTCAGGACACAACACAATCACTTGTATGTAGGTTCAACAAGTGAGTTGCAGAAGTTCCTGAAAAAGGAGTCCAAGAAAGATGTTAGAGAAGACTAGCGAATACAAATTACTACCTATACCCGAAGTAAAGGAAGGTGAAGCCTTTTGGTTAATGTCATTGGGACAATTGACCCGTCACAATACACATTACTTTAAGGATATAGACGAAGTAGAAAATTATAATCCATATGAAGATTGGATTAAAGAAAATGTCAAAGATAAAGTCGTATGTGATTTAGGAAGTGGAACAGGTGTCTTACTTCATCTTGCAGAATATTACGGTGCAAAGAAATGTATCGGAATCGAAAAAAATAACTGGGCCTGTGTATATACAAAAGGTATGTACCCACATTGGGATATCATCCACAATGATTTCCTACAAATGGAGGAATGGCCTGAAGCAGATATCTACATTCATAAAGGTATTGATGAGATGAAAGCTCTCAACGAAAAAGCACATAAGTTGGGTAAAACTAATTGGCCCAAAGAATGGTTGAATGGATATGGTGAAGAACAAGAAGGAATGATAGATTATGTTTCAAACAAACATAAAAGAACATTCGAAGAGTTGATAAGACTTGGGTGGATGGAAGAATACTTAAATGGTTAAACCTGTAAACGAAGGATATCTCGGTAACACTCTCATAAAAAGGAGCGGTGTCGAGACGCAGTATACCAAAGAAGAGTTGGCAGAATACATGAAGTGTTCTAAAGACCCAGTTCATTTTATAGAACAGTATACTCAAATTATATCCCTAGATGAAGGTATGGTTCCTTTCCAACTTCGTGGTTATCAAGAAAACCTTATAAACTTCTATGATGAAAATAGATTCAATATTGTTCTTGCATCAAGACAGTCAGGTAAATCAATCACATCATGTGCATATCTTTTATGGTATCTCTTGTTCCATCCCGAAGTAACAGTCGCGGTACTTGCAAACAAAGGTGCAATTGCAAGAGAGATGATTGCCAGAATCGTAACCATGTTAGAGTCTGTACCCTTCTTTTTACAGCCGGGCGTTAAGATTCTCAACAAAGGTTCTATAGAATTTGCAAATGATTCCAAGGTAGTTGCAGCTGCAACATCATCAAGTTCGATTCGTGGTATGTCAGTCAACCTATTGTATCTCGATGAGTTTGCTTTT